TGTTGCCTCTTCCGGCGGATTCTGGATGTTCCCGGTGATCCAAATGTTCCCGCCCTCGTCCAGCAGATAGAGATTTCCGGCGCAGCGGGCAAAGTGTGTGGACTGGGTGGCGTCCTCGATGTGCCACGCCCCCCGCTGGGTGTCGTAGACATACAGGAGATAGGCGCCGTCCTTCCCGGCCATGGAGACGTAGTATTTGAGCCCATCGGACCCGCCCACGGCGTCCTCGAACCGCTCCACTCCAAACGCCGCCCCCACCGGCTGGGGGATGCCCCCGGAGTAGGCCATGATCCCCGCCCGGGAGTGGTAGAACAGAATCTCTCCGGCAATCGCCAGGCTCCGGTCGCTGCCGGCCGCCACGCCCAGGGTAGCGCTGCCCATCACTTCAAAATTGGTTGGGATGGAGCCGTACACCTTGTAGATGTGGTCCTCCTTGAAGAAGATGGGATACCCCAGAAAGGAGATACATGCCGTGAAGCTGCCGGCGCTGCCGGTGTCTACGGAATAGCTGTCCGTCGCCAGTCCCTCGTACACATTCCAGTTGAAGATGTCCCCCAGCTTGGAGGCGTAAATGGTGGTCTTGTCGCAGCCCCACAGGCGGTTCTCGTTCTCGCAGACGAACAGCAGGTCCGGCACTGTCCGGGAGACCGAAAGCTCCCCGGTTTCGGTGTAGGGCGTCACACCGTCCTCGCCATCCAGGGTGAAGATGTATTCGTAGAAGTACAGCTTGTCCCCGTCGATCTCCCGGATCACCGGGGTTTTGTTGTTCTCTGTGTGCTTCGTGCATCCCGCGATGGTCACGGCGTCCCCAGCCTTGAAGTAGTCCTCCCAGTTGACGCCCTCCGCCTGGATGCAGTTGGCCTCCGCGTCCTCTTCATACAGTTTCCCGTTGGTGAAGGTGAGGGAGGCACCGGTCCAGGTGGCCTCCAGATTGCCGAACTCGTCCGCCGCCGTGTTGTAGTATGCCTTGTCCGGGAAGATCACGATGTAGGCTCCCAGGGCGGTGAAGGTCTTCCGGCCGGCTGTCACGGTCCCCTTGGCCACGCCATCATAGTAGAACGTGGTCCCGTCCACCCAGCACAGCTTGTCCCAGCAGAACAGACCGCCGGGGTCCTGCAGCGTCTTGTACAGCATCCGCCGCGACCTGGTCGCCAGCAGGGGAGAGTAGTCGCTGCACAGGTTTCGCATATCCCACAGCTCCCCGTCCTTGGCGCCCAGGTTGTGGT